GAGAAGAGTTTTTTTTTTTTTTTTTTTTTTTTTGGGGACAGGTTCTGGCCCCTGCGTGCACTCAGTGGTGGATAACCACCGGAGAGCATCAGTAGATAACGGTGTTGCCGTTAGCTAGAACCTGACCGCTAATCTGAATGATTAGCGCCCCGATGAATCGGTGTGTATCCGTCATCGAAGCAGTTACTCGCGTATTTTACCTAACTCGCAACAATGAGTAGGTCCAATACGGCCGGTATTTGACACCTCTGTCCTCTTGCGAGGCGTGTCTCACTATGTGGGCTACATCGCCCCATCTATGAAACGTTAAACCAATAGGTTTCATAGACTTGTGCCAGTGCGGCACTAGATAGTGAGATCCTTGGTACTTACGGGTTTTACCCCGAGTATCAAAGTTCTCCCACCATAGAAGTACCCTAGTCAAAGGTACTTCGCCGGACTCTTGCAAAAGAGTTGAGTCGGGAAGACGTCCCAAGAACTGTTCGGCAATCTCATAGAGAGATTCCGCGGACATTTCAAGTCCATATCGCCGCAATTGGTTAGCGGTTGATACGACAGAAGTCAGGACATCAAGAAGAGTGTCAATCTTCGGTTTCTTGGCTGGTAGAACGGTGCGCAGATATATGGGTGTCACATCAGTGCCACACAAATAGTGCCCACCGCACGATTCACGAAACGGAATCGTGGAACCTAAGAAGGATTTAGCCTTATTCACGACTAAACCCAACTTTTGGAGGACTTCTACTACTCTCTCACCAGCTGTATCCGGGACGATAATGTCGTCGCCGTATACGTACACGGAAGAGAAAGCACGAGCTCGTTTATAACCCAACCTTATTAGGGTTGCGACACAAACGGCCCAGTACGCAAGAGTCTGGACTTCAAAGCAAGCGCCATTACCCATGGAACTTGACTTTCTAAGTTCATGTACTCTGCCATCTGGTAAAACCACCTGAGATGATCTCAGCGTGTCGATCACATCAGCGAGCTGATCGCCAAGTACGAGGCGCACTGCCTCTCTACTCAGTCGATCACTAGCATCCGATAAATCGATCGTACAACACGACCGATCTAAGGATCCGAGTTTGGCCTGACGGGAATTAACCGTCTGATCGGCTAAATCGCCAACAAAATAAGGCGATTCCGATAGAGCCTCTCTGATTGCGTTGCCAAGAGCCTTTTGACGCCAAATGGCGTTGGTAGGTTCAATATTGATCGTACGAACTTTCGTACGATCTTTAGGGACAAACGTCAAGCGAGAAGCAAACGACTCGGTTAGTGATGGATACGGATCGTCTCCCTCAAGAGGGATAGGATCCAATTCGGGGTATGCATCGTACGATCCTAGATGCGAATATTTCGCACTACGGTCGATGTTTCTACCACGAACTTCAACTGTCGCACCTGGTCCAAAAGCGGTATCCCATAACCAGAGATACGGCCCTATTGTTTCAGAAACAATGTTCTGAGCCAATCGAGCAATATCTTCAACATCAGAATCAAATCCTTCAAATAAGGAAAGATCTTCTTCAATGTTGAGATACCGTTCCAGCGCTTCGACTTCGAGGTTCTTCTGCGATTCATCAGGAACATTCACCTTTCTTAGGAGGTTAACGTACAACCATCTAAACCTAGAAACCTGTATAGTCTCTGCGCAGGAGGTGCTGGTGTCGGTGTAATTCCAGTTACGGAATTCACTGATGACCACTTCTTGTAGTTTGAGGTAATTCGAAAAGAATTCCTCATTCGACAAGGAATGTTCAAATACCCGGAGCCCATTCAAAGCTCCGGGCACGACACTTTCAATCTCGTCGCCAACGGTCAGTAACAACCGTCTTGAGAAATCAGTTTCCTCGATTTCGTCATAGACTTTGTCTATGGCTCTCGAGAGTTTCTGATGTGGCGTCCCTCGATACTGCTCTTTTGCAGCTTTCATGGAATGTCAACCTTTCTTGTTAGACGTGTAGGTGAAGACCTACGGAGTTACGGCCAAGTCGGCATAACCGGCCTGGAAGAAACTGTTACCAGAAGACCCGATATATAGATAGCGGTTGCCATCTATAAGGTCGGATGCTTGGCTAGTATCAGTACCAACAGTGCCGGAACCGGCAATTTCGAGAGGCATCTCGTACGTAAGAGACGTCTTACACGATTTAGTTGGAAGTTTCGCCATAGCCTTGCGTTCGATAGTAAGATTGTATCGAACATAAGGAACCTTACTTCCCGCAATAGTTTTGTTAAAATCCGATTTTCGGATAAACAGATACTCTTGCAGAGAGGGAGAGGTCGTGTTGCGAAATACCATTACACCATTGGTGTAATTCACACGTGTAAAGGTTTGGTTTACCGCCGCGAAATTCGCGAGGGTGATGGTTGCTGAGTAGGCCACTTTGTGGTGGTCCTCCTTTCGATGGGTAAATGCAATGCTTCTTTGACTAGGCGGAGATTTATTGAAAAACTCCGCACAGGCAAGTTAAGCGCGCTTATGGGCGCGCCACTTCCTGAAAATGCTCTCAAAGGAGCGGCCATCTGTAATGCCCGCCTGTGAATCTCCAAGAGCAGCGAGGATGAGTTTTTGCCCATCCTCGAGTCCCTCACTCCATCTGAAGTAAGGGATGTCGTCCGTACCAAATAGATGCGTCTTACGAAAATAAGACGACATATCCACGGCACCAATCAGATCCTCTTCAAGTCCATTGTCAGAAGAATGCACGACGATTACTTCGTATCGTGTAGTCTGCTTGACAGTATATAAACCCGAGTTAATGGATAATTCTCCACTATAGGGGTTTACGTGGAAAGCGTTTATAAACTTTTTAGAGTCTATAAAGAAATCCACAAGCCAGGAAAGCTTTGTAGCGTTCCAGGCAATTTTAATGGAATTGTTGAGGCCGTAGGTGTCGGCAACTGCCCACCACCAATGCATGCCTTTTAGAGCGTAGTTGTGACTAACTTCTACCTCAGCATGGATCGAGACGTCGGACCACACGGGGCGTACTAAGATATAGTACGTATAACCGTATTGTACGAGCGCAGGTATAGGATCCCATCTAATGGTGTTTCCTAACCGGGGATCTGGTCTTTCAATTTTGAAATGCCAGTTCTTATCTTCTCGATAGGTGGTATGTTTGAGTAGGAACTCGAGTCTGTCTAAAGCGTCAGACACGCCTGTGAGCATTCCCTTTACATCCTTTTCCAAGGGTGCAAAGTTGAATTTGTACTCAAGGTAGTTACCTCCTACTCCTTGTTTCGCGTGATCTTTCACTATCTCCTTTAGTTGAACTGAGATGGTGTGAGATTTCGCTTTAAGAAGTGACAACGCTTCTTCGGCCAGTTTTCTAAAATCCTTGAGCTCTATGAGAAAGTTAGCACCGCTAACAGCCTCATGAAACTGCTCGTGGAAATAAACAGAAGACTGTTCGACGAATTTGTTGACTTCTTTCGAAACGTCGGGCTGTTGAATGAGCTTCACGAGGCTCATTGGTAGCACGTTCAGTTTTGTTTCGACCTTAATGGAATCTCTTCCATTAATAGTCCAAACATGCTCGAACTTGCTAGGATTACGGACATTGGACAGTACTTTTATGTGGCTCACATCATTAAAGTGTGAACGCCCTGGCGAGTTGTCTGACATAAATTGACATTTGCCGCTAAAACCTTCATAGCGATCGGTCGAGTGTGCAATAGCATGACTCGGATCGTCGCTATAGGGAGGATAGACGTCAATGTCATAAGTAAACAGACAATCCACAGGATCAAGTCCCATGGTACGATACCTTGAGGTATTGATCTTGTGCTTGCGTGACATAAAATTTGTACGTCCTTTCTTTTGACATCCTTCTCATTTGAGAAAGAGGGATACACCC